AAACTAGATAAGTTAATATAAAAAAATAAAGATATGCTATAGAGAGATCCTATATAGGATCTCTCTATAGTTGTTATTTAAGTACCTCTACCAGAGGAGGTATGTTAGTATTTAGCTTTTCAGCTAGACTAGTTATTATCTCTTCTAGACCACTTAGGTTTAGTAGACGGTTACAAATATAAGCGTCTACTTTGTTACCGTATTTTACAAAGATTCTATTTTCAAAGCCACAATCAGTACCATACTGTGTGTCTTCTACTTTTAGTCTTAATGTATTGTCTAGTATACCATATGAGCCATATAAACGTGCACTGCATGGTGCTAAACGTTTATTAGCCTCCTCTAGATTATACTGCAAATTTTCAACCGCAGCCCAACTCTCTAGTATGCTAGAAAGTTTACTAAAGTCGTGGTACTCTGGGTTTACTAGAAACTCAGTCTCTACAAATGTGCTTGTATATGTAAATACAAAATCGCCTACTACGTTTAATCTATATCTAATAAATGGTCGACCAGAAACCCTCTTACCACTTGTAGTTGTCATATCATCCGTATGGAAGTAACCTCTTAGATACGGTACAACATCCGTTTCTAAGTTTATTCTGTCCCATACACCACGGACGGCATCCCTTTTTTCTTGTTCTTTAATTCTAGCTTCTACTAGACTGTTCCAACCCGGTAAGTAATCATCTCTATTACCTACCATTATCTCAACTACTTCATCCTCGTCTTCTATTGCGCTAAGATCTTCAATAGGGGAAGTGGTGATAGAATCTACTAGTATAAACCAAGTATGATCCTCTACTTGTATCCTAGCGATCATATCTTTACCATTTAGACTCTTTTGTAACTCGATAGCTTCCATAGCCATCTTGTTAGTAATTGAGAAGCTTAACACATCTCCACCATTTACTCTGTATCCATTTAAGAAAAACTCTGTACTTTGCATTTTATGCTCCTTACGTTAATTTATTTTAGCATTTATATATAAGCAGTAAGCTTTAAAGCTTACTGCAACTCTGACTATAAATAGTTCAGGTCATTATCTAATGAATGTATTTTAGGTACTACATTCGATAGATAAATTTTAGCTTGATAAGTTCTAGTGTCTAAGTTTCTGACCTCAGCCTGAACTTTATTAAGCGCCTGAGCAGTAGCTAGCTGATTTCTAGTTACTGCTTTATTTTTAACCTTGTTAACTAATAGTATAACATTATCTTTATTATACATATAGCTCCTTTGGTTTAATATAGAAGTAAGATTAGGAAATACTCCTAATCTTACTTCTATATATATAATATATAACTGTTTTTCAGTCACTTTGACACCTAATATAATCCAGGTGTCAAAGTGCTATTACTAGATCTAATAACTTATACCTACTTGCTGTTATTAGTATCTATATTAACTTTAGTAGCTGTATTTTCATCAACATCAGTAGGTCTATCATCCTTACTAACATTATTTAATACGCCTTCTATATATTTACTATAATCTTTTAAACTAGGCTTGTTATCTATAAGCTTCTTTATCTCTACTATCTCATTCTCTAGTTCTTTAGTAGATTTATTTAGTTTACATACATTATCGTAGTACCCTGCTATGCATACTATACTTAGTGCTATTACCCATATAGCACCTATAAATATTGAACATTTGATCAGTGCTGAAACCGCTCTATCAAAACTAATAGTAGAGTTTATACCATCCCAGCATACTACTATACTGATCATAGTTAAAATGGATGCTATTATAAATACCATAATAGCTATCAACTTATAGACGTTCATGTTAAAGACTTGAAATTGCATCTTCTAACTCCTTATTAAAAATTTCTTTTTCTTCTTTATTTAACTCTAACTCATCTTCCATAAGCTTTACTATATTATCTTTAGTTATAGCAAAAGCTTTATTCTCTACAGTCTCTAATATATCTATCTTCTTAATAACTTCAGTATTAGTTTTAAACTTAAATACTAAGTTAGGGTATATATCTACTATAGACTTTAGATTTTTAAGTAACTCTGTATCGTTTCTTAACTCTACTCTTATATTAGAGCCATTAGGTAACCTAGCTACTTTCTTCTTAAGATCTTTAAGTATCTCTGTTTCAGTTTCATTACTATAGCTATATGTTAGAAATGGTAGTGCTTTACTATTCTCTAAGAATTTAAAGCTATCATTACCATCTTTACCTATATGGAATAATACAGCACCTTTCTTCTCTTCTTCACCATGTGCTAACCTATCAAAACTACCTGGAGCTACTATACGTTCATATACAGATGATGTATGTATATGACCTATAACTATATAGTGCTTTACTATATCTAAGTAATCTGATTCTTTATGTACAAAATCCATATCTTTAAGTATAGGCATCTGGTAACTAAAGCAACCATGCATAATAGCTATGTCTACTTCTGCTAACTTATTCTCTTTAAGTAACTTACCTACTTCTAAATAAGTATCAGAAGCTTTATGTCTAAACTCATCTGGTACATATAGTATGTTTATATCTAAATCTACCATATGCTCTATATATAAAGTATTTATATATTTATAATCAGCATCTGGGGCTAGTTTACTAGCTACATCTGTAAAACTAGCTACTTGATCATTATCATGGCTAGGAGTACCATATAGTATCCTTAGTTTAATATTATTATCTCTACACCATAGTAGTGTATTAGATAACCATGTCATAATGTGCCTATACTCTATAGATCTACTAGATAGTAGTCTATCGAATATATCACCTGCTATAAATAGTATATCTAACTTTACTAGTTCTTTATGGTAAGTTATAAAGAATCTTTCTAAATTGAATATAATATTATCAGTATGGTTTCTAGGATGTCCTAAGTGTATATCTGTTAATACTAAATAGTTTATATCTTTTTTCATTCTGTAGTACTTCTATTTAAATCTACATAGAGTCGTTCATACTCTTCGTTATGAACTTTATCTCTAATATCAATTTCATCTCGCATAGACTTATGCCACTTATCGTAATTCTCAGCTACCATATTAATAGCATCATATGCTTTATGTTCTAATAAGTAATGCATATAGAAAGCACCTGCTTTAGGTTTAGGCATAACCTGTACTATCTTAGTACCTTTATAGTTATTATTATAAATATGCTCTTGTAAGCCAGGTATCCACTCTACTAGTATTACTTCAGCATTAGATACTAATAAATTAAGATCTATAGCTTTATAGTACTGTTGTTGATAACCACGTATAATATACTCATTATCTTCTTTATCTTTTATATAGAGTTCTGGAAAGTCTCTAGGTGTAAATGCGTCTATAGTAAGATCTTCTCTATTAAAAGATTCTCTTATAGTATTCTTAAGATCTTCTGTTATAAGTCCAGGATAACATATATAGATTATCTTATTCCAACCTTTAAACCTTTTAGTAAACTTATTTACTCTCTCTAAGTCTTCTTTTACCAACATACGTAAAATCCTTTTAATTTAAATTTTAAATCAGTCTATAGAGCTATTCTATAATAAAACAGACTCTAAGTTGAACTGATGATTAAATACTAAGGAATATAACTATGATATTAAGATTATCAGATTGGAATAAGTATCCAAAAGCCATAGTAGATACTAAAACTACTAATAAAAGTTTTATACGTGTAGCTCAGATCTATAAAGCTATGGGGGTAGAGAATCACGCTTTTCTATTAGCTTTACATAACCCGGATCTAGCTGATGTCGATCCATTTAGCGATGATCTAACTGAAGACCAAATTAATGCTATAGGACAAGAGATAGCAGAGAACCCTTGGTACTTCTTTAGAGAGATTATAAGGATACCAACATCTGGTACATTAACAGGTATACCCTTTATAGCTAATAGAGCTAACATAGCTTACCTATGGTGCTGTTTCAACCACTTGACTGTAATGATTATCATGCCTAGACAAACTGGTAAATCAGTTGTTGCTGATAGTTGTAATACCTATATGCTTATAGCGGGTGGTACTAATATTAAGATGGTATTATTTACTAAGGATAATGGTCTACGCGTATCGAACATAGAGAGACTTAAATCTATATTCGATCTATTACCGTGGTATATTAATACTAGGGATAAATCAGATAGTAACAATACAGAGAATATTACTATAAATTCTCTTAAGAATAGATTAGATACTGTAGTTGGACAGAATACATTAGCAGGAGCTATGAAAGTAGGTCGTGGTCTTACAGTTGCTATATTACAGGTAGACGAGTTAGCCTTTATACCACACGTAAAAGAATCTCTAGAGACAGCTCTAGCTGCTACTGGTGCCGCTAGAGAGAATGCTAAGAACTCTGGTTCGCATTATTACAATACCTATACTACGACACCAGGTTATGTCAATACCGAAGAAGGTGCATATGCTAAGTGGATCTACGATGGTTGTGCTAGGTGGACTGAAAAGTTCTTAGATATACCTAATCACGATGAACTTAACGATACTATACGTAAAAATACTAGACGTGGTAACTTATCAGTACTTATAGAGTATAACCATAGACAACTAGGTAAAACAGATGAATGGTTAAAAGAAAGAATATTAGAAGCAAATGCTACTGGAGATAGAGCTGAAGCTGACTTTCTTAATAAATGGTCACAAGGTTCAGCAGCTTCTCCTATTTCTAAAGAGAACCTAATAAGGTTAAGAGATTCTCTTATGTCTAAGAAGTATGTAGACATTTCTACAGAAGGTTACGTTATGAACTGGTATGTAGAAGAAGATGAAGTGCTAAATGGTCTACCAGGTAGACAAGTAGTGCTAGGTATGGATAGTTCTGAAATGATAGGTAACGACAATACTACATTCTGTGGTAGAGATGTTGTTACTGGAGAGGTGATCTGTACAGCATTGATAAACGAAACAAACGTACTTACATTAAGTAACTTTGTAGCTAACTTCTTAATTAAGTATCCTAACGTAACTTTTGTACCTGAAGCTAAATCTACTGGTGTAGCTATTATAGATACAGTATCGCAAATATTCATTAGTAAAGGTATAAATCCGTTTACTAGGATATTTAACTACGTAGTAGATGAGAAAGATATTAGACAAGACTATGAAACAGCTTGGAGTAATATTAATAAGAGCTGGAACTTAAACGAGTGGTATAATAAGTACAGAAGAGAGTTTGGATATAGAACATCTGGTATTGGCAAGAATAGTAGAGATAACCTATATGGTACAGTATTTAACTTTACTATGAAATACACAGCGCATTTAACAAGAGATGAAGATCTAGTAACTGAATTAGAGTCTTTGATAGTAAAAAATGGTCGTATAGACCACCCTGCTAACGGTCACGATGATTTATGTATAGCATCTTTATTGCCTATTTTCTTCCTTACACAGGCTAAAAACCATGAACTT